TTTTCAAATTATGAAAAATCCAAACCAGATGAGGGAAATGCTCCGATAACTCGTAGATTTTATATTGAACAGATGGCATATAAGGATGTGGAGAAAATACCAGTAAAAACTCACGAACCTCCAATTCCTCCAAAAGAAGAATCAAAATAATTAAAAGAACTCTCCTTATAAATAAAATAAGGAGAGTTTTTCTATGTCTGTACCAAATTCAAGACAAACACTTATAGAACATTGTTTAAGAACTTTAGGTCATCCTGTAGTTCAAATCAATGTAGATCAACAACAATGCGAAGATCGTCTTGATGAAGCATTACAATTTTTTACAGAACGTCACTTCGATGGGGTTCAAAAGGTATATTTTAAATATTTAATGACTCAAACAGACATAGATCGTGGATACGTTGAATTAGAAGATATAGACACACCCTCTGGTGATCCTGATGGACCAAGTGGAGAAGATATAGTAAGTGTAATTAAACTTTTTAGATTTGGAACTTTATCTGGTGTCAACATGTTTGATATTCGATATCAATTAGCACTCACTGATTATTTTGGAATTAACAGAGGATTAAACGGAAGTCAATCAACACCACTTGCTGGTTATCATGTAACAATGTCATATATTAGTTTACTTGAACAATTTTTTAGTCCAGAAAAATCTATTCGATTTAGTAAAGTAACAAACAAAATATATCTTGACGCATTGGGACAAGATATAAATGCTGGACATTATGTTGTTATTGAAGCATATGCCATGTTAGATCCAGATATTCATACAAAAATATACAATGATCGTCTTCTTAAAAAGTATTTAACAGCACTCATTAAGAGACAATGGGGTTCAAATATGCTCAAATATGATGGTGTTCAACTTCCTGGTGGTATTACATTTAAAGGTCAACAAATATTTCAAGACGCTATGGCAGAGATAGCAGCAGTGGAACAAGAATTCTATATGACACACGAACTCCCGATAGATTTTATAATGGGATAACAAATGGCAACAAACCCATACTTCAAAGAATATATCGGAGAACAAACTTTACTAGATGATTTGGTTGTAGAAACAATCAAAACAATGGGTAGAGATATGATTTATATTCCTAGAGAATATTTAAATCGTGATATTATATTTGGAGAAGATCCAATATCAAGATTTAAAGATGCCTATACTATTGAAATGTATATTCAAAATGTTACCGCTTTCGGTGGACAGATGAATATAATCAATAAATTTGGTATTAACATCACAGATAGAGTTACTTTACAAGTATCAAAAACTAGATTTGAACAAGAAATTTATACTAAAAATACTACAATAAGAAATCCAAGAGAAGGAGATCTTATTTATTTTCCATTCAATAAAAGTATATTTGAAATAAATTATGTTGAAGATAAACTTCCGTTCTTTCAATTTGGCACACTTAACGTATATACATTGACATGTGAACTCTTCACATATTCATATGAGACAATTGAAACAGGTGTCACTGAAGTTGATGATGTAGAAGAAAAGAGAAAGTACAATATGATATCATTTACTCTCTCAAGTGGTCCAATAACAGGAACCACTGTATTGAGAAGAGGAGATCTAGTTTTCCAAGTTTCCGGAGTTACTGGAATTGGAGCAACATTTTCTAACGCAACTGCTCAGGGAGTTGTTGTCGAATATACCGGAAATACAACATATATTAAAGGTGTCACTGGTGAATTTGTTTCTGGTTCTTCTGGTACACAAAGTGTCAAGAATAAAGATAACGGTACAGAATATTACTTATTAGATGTTAATGAAACAAATGTTAATCTTTCAGTCGATCCGATTTCAGGTGTTGGTGAAATTGAAAATGATGTGTATGCGGATGAAGCAGATAACACTCTAAACTTTAGTAGAGATAATCCGTTCTCAGAGGAGTGTAGTTAATGTTTACAGTTTCACAAACATTTTATAATGAATCAATTAGAAAAATAGTAATTGCTTTTGGATCTCTTTTTGAATCAGTGTATGTTACAAGATTTGAATCAGATGGAACAGAACAACAAAAGATTCGTGTACCTTTAAGTTATGGAAGCAAAGAAAAGTTTATATGGAGATTATCACAAGAAAGCAGTCTTTCTAAAAATTCTAGAGTTCAAATTGTTCTTCCAAAATTAGGTTTTGAAATTACAACTTTAATATATGATCCCACTAGAAAAATTAATAGAACAATACAACGCAGCACTTTAAATTCCGGAGTTTTAAATAAAGTATATGCTGAAGTTCCTTATAATATAAACTTTAGTCTTTTTGCCTTTACACGAAACATGGATGACATGCTTCAGGTCATAGAACAGATTGTTCCATATTTTGCCCCAGACTATACAGTGACGATCAAAATGAATGATGTACATCAAACAGTAGATGTTCCTTTTATATTGAATAATGTTAATTTAAATGAAGATTATGAAGGAACATTTGAAAATAGAAGAGCATTGATTAGTACTTTTGATTTTACATGTAAAGCGTACATATATCCAAATATCTGCGGCGGAACTGGTGGTATTATTGAAAGAACAGATGTAAATTTCTTCGAAGGTTCAGGAACTACTGGAGCAAGTGAATATGTCGGTGATGTTGGTTATACGGGTGATCATATAACTGGATCCATTACAGAAGTAACAGGAGATTGGCCATGAGTGAGAAAATTTCTGCTGACGAGAAATTATCTAAAATATTGGATATTGAAATTGAATCAAAAGAAGAATCGAAAGATATTATACCAATAGCAAAAGAAGTCAAAATAAAACGAAAAGATCAAATACGACAAGATTTCGATTCTGCTCGTAAAAACATGAAAGAATTAATCAATAAAGGATTTGAATCTTTAGATGGAATCATGAAAGTAGCAGAAGCAGGAGACTCACCAAGAGCATATGAAGTGGCATCTATATTGATTAAAACTATAAGCGAAGTGAATACTGATCTAATCAATATACACAAAACAACTGCCGATGCTCTTGGTGTAAACAAAGTAGTTAAAAACACAACAAATAATTCTATATTTGTTGGATCTACAAGAGATCTTCAAAATTTAATTAATCAGTCTCGTAGTCAATTAAAAGCAATACCTACGGAAGAAGTGGAAAATGACAGCTAAAAAAGATGGATATCTTGGAAACCCAAATCTAAAACCAGTAGGCGTACAACAACAATTCACCCCAGAACAAGTTCAAGAATATATAAAATGTGCTAATGATCCTGTATATTTTGTTGAAAAATATGTAAAGATTGTTGCTGTAGATAAGGGTCTTGTTCCTTTTGAAATGTATGATTTTCAAAGAGATCTCATTTCAAAGTTACACGCTAATAGATTCGTAATTGGTAAACTCCCACGCCAAGTAGGAAAAGCATTACCATTGTATACTAAAATTCCTACCCCAAATGGTTGGACTACAATGGGTTCTTTAAATATTGGTGATGAGATTCTGGGTGATGATGGTCTACCAACTAAAGTTATATTTAAAACAGACACGATGTATAATCATGACTGTTACAAATTAACTTTTGACAATCATGAATCTATCGATGCAGATATTGATCATTTATGGACAGTATCATCATCCAACTGGAATCATAAAGAAAAAACAGTTACAACAAAAGAACTTCTAGAGTATATGAATAACAATTATACTCAAGGTGGAAGAATTTATATTAAAAATTGTAATTCTCTTCAATTGCCAGACCAAGAATTGGAAATACATCCATATCTTTTAGGACTGTGGTTGGGTGACGGATATGCCGCTTCTGGTAGAATTATTTGTCATAAAAATGATTACAGTGAATATAAAAATATTTTACAATCAATTGGAGAGGAAATACAACACGAAAGAACAGAAAACAATTGTATTGTTTTCACCATTAAAAATTTACATACTAGATTAAATAAATTAAATATTTTAAACAACAAACACATACCACAAAAATATTTAAGAGCAAGTCACATTCAAAGACTTGAATTGGTTCGTGGACTTATGGACACGGATGGGTCGTCTGGTAAAAATAAAAGATCTTTTGAATTTTATCAAAAAGATGGTATTTTATTTAATAATTTTGTCGAATTAATATCGACTATGGGAATAAAGTCAAAAAATAGTTTTAAGATAATCAATCAAAGAATTTATAGAACCTGTAGATATTCTACCGATTTAAATATTTTTAATCTAATTAGAAAAATACAAAAATGCTCAACAACAAAAAATATAAGACCACAAGACAAAAGAATTTATATTGATTCCATTGAAAAAATTGATTCTGTACCAGTTGCTTGTATTAAGGTAGATAACAAATCTTCATTGTTTTTAGTTGGGGATAAATTTATTCCAACACACAATACAACTACAGTGGGTGCTTATCTTTTACATTATGTTCTGTTCAATCAAAATATGAATGTTGCTATTCTTGCAAATAAGCAATCAACAGCAATTGAAATTCTGGGAAGAATTAAGCTAGCATATGAGTATTTGCCAAAGTGGTTGCAGCAGGGAGTAATCGAATGGAATAAGGGTTCGATTGTTTTAGAAAACGGTTCTAGAATTTTAGCAGCGGCAACTTCATCATCTGCGATTCGTGGTGGTTCGTTTAACTGTATTCTGCTGGACGAGTTTGCTCACATTCCTACTCAAATTGCTGAAGAATTCTTTACTTCGGTATATCCTACCATCACCTCTGGTCAGTCCACTAAAATGTTCATTATCTCCACCCCCAATGGATTGAACATGTTCTATTACTATTGGAAAGGTGCAATTACAAATCAAAATGGTTATGTTCCATTTGAAGTTCACTGGAGTCAAGTTCCAAAATATCCAGGTGGTCCACTCCGTGATGATCATTGGAAAAGGGAAATGATCAGCAAAACTTCCGAGAAACAATTTGAGCAAGAGTTTGAATGTGTGTCTGGGGACACATTGGTAAGTGTTCGTGATAAAACCACAAATAAAATTCATGAAATTCCTATATCTGATTTGTATGAATGGTTAATTTGAATGTGAATTTATATAATATAATTACAGGAAAATCATGGAAACTCTAAAGAAAAATACCCAATACGAAATTTTAACACCTAATGGTTGGGAAGACTTTCATGGTATACGCAAATTGACGAAATCAAATTATGTCAAACTTAAAAACTATAAGTTAACGTGTTCGGATAATCATAGAATTTTAATAGATGGAACGTGGAGAGAATCCAAAGAATTAGATCATGAATCATATAACATTGATATAGAATTATATGATCCAGTTGGAGTTGAAAGTTCTAGTTATCTGTCAAATGGGATTATTTCACATAACTGTGACTTCTTGGGTAGTTCGAATACATTAATATCGGCAGACAAACTTCACACCTTGGTTTATACCAAACCAGTGTTGCGTACTAAAGATGGTATGAACATTTATCAGGAACCTGTTCGAAAAGATCCAGACAAAGAAAAATCATATGATCACATTTACTTTATAACCGCAGACGTTGCCGAAGGACAAGGAAAAGATTATACCGCACTTACGGTAATTGATGTAACACAGTTTCCATATAAGGTAGTGGCAACATATAGAAACAATACTGTTTCTCCTTTGCTCTTTGCTTCTGTGGTCAAGACAGTTGCCAGAAAATATAATAATGCCTATGTTCTCATTGAAATTAATAGTATCGGATTTGAAGTCGCAAATGTTCTTCATACTGATCTAGAATATGAAAACATTGTTAAGACTGCCATGATGGGAAGAAAAGGTCAAATTATTACAGAGGGGTTTGGTGCTGTTAAAAAGGTACAGATGGGTGTCAAAACTTCTGTCATGACTAAAAAGGTTGGTTGTCAAGTTCTCAAGAACATGATCGAAGAAGACAAGTTGATTGTAGAAGATGCCGACTTAATTTCCGAATTTACGACATTTATATCAAAAAAGCAAAGTTTTGAAGCAGAAGATGGTCACAATGATGACTTGGTAATGTGTTTAGTGTTATTTGCTTGGGCGACTCGACAACAATATTTTAAAAATTTGACAGATATGGATGTCAGATTGGCAATGTATCAAAAAGATATTGAACAAATTGAAGATAACATGTTACCATTTGGTTATTATATGGACGGTACAGATGATGATGGTGAAGATGAAAAATGGTCAAATGGGGTTGATGACTGGTTTATTACTGAAAGAAAAAATATAGTTAAAGGGTTTTAGGGTCATGATCTTTTATAAAACTTAAAAAAAATACATATAAATAGATTTTTATTTCAAGGAGAGAAACATGGCTAGACCAAATGTTAAATTTAAAATAGTTGACGAATCTCTAGTAGTGCCAGTATCTGAGGCGTTCTCAAGCACTATAGGAGCAGTTTGGAATCCAACTAATCATTTAAGAGTACTCGCAGGGACCACAGCAGAAAGAAATGACAAATATTTCTTTGTCTCAAATGCTGCTGAATGGTATGGAAGACTTACGGATTATATCGTGGGGTTACAGGGTGGTATTACCTTTGCTGCGGGAAATACATTTTACAGTGTTGGTTCTTGTGCTGCTTCATATTTAAATGGAGTTTATGGAGGTGGCGGCATTTCACAAGGATTCTCTGGTGAATGGTGGCCTATTAATAACTTCCTTCAGTATGGTGCTGGATGTTATGTTGGATTTGATACAACAGCAACACCATCAAACGCATTCATGGAACTTGGTTTTGATTTAGTATTTCAGGGTGGTTACTCTGGTGGTGATGGTAGTCTTTATGGAACCGCTGTTACAAATATAGTTGAAACAAAATCAGAGGGAGATCTTCCAGTAATTGGTATTGTTTACGCAACATCTAAGACAGATGCTGTTTCATCTGCGGGTACAGGTATAACATTCCCATCAGGAACAAATACTTATAACTACATTCGTGTATATGGTGAAAAACAACATCTAGATACAGCAGGACTTTATACTGTAACAACTCCATTAGCAGCAGATGTTGCTGGTTGTTTAGTAAGAACAGACAGAGATGCTTATCCTTGGTTCTCTCCAGCAGGAGAGCGTAGAGGTAGAATATTAAATGTTCTTAGATTAAACAGAACATTAACTTCAACAGAACAGGATAATGTTTATAATAATACTCTTAGAGCAAACCCTGTTGTGACGTTCCCAGGTACAGGAACCATTCTTTTCGGAGATAAGACAGGCGAAACCGAAACATCATCACTTTCAAGAATCAATGTTTCAAGACTCTTTATCTATCTTAAGAGAGCACTTGCTCCAGTGGCACGTTCAATTCTCTTTGAACAAAATGATGCGTTTACTCGTTCACGATTTAAATTAGCAGCGGAATCATTCTTAGACCGAATTGTTGGTCAAAGAGGCATCTCTGAATACAAAATTATATGCGACGAATCTAATAATACACCAGATATCGTAGAAGCAAATTACTTTGTTGCTGATATTTTAATCAAACCTGTAACTTCTATTAATTATATAACAATCACACTCACAAATAAAGATCTTTCATCAGTTCTATAATAAATAAAAGAAGAGGGTAAATAAATGAGCACATTATCAAATTTTAGAAATAATTTTTTTGGTGTAAGACCAAATAGATTTCTAGTAGAAGGAGCATGGCCTGGTGGTGTTCAAGCACCAGATTTAGGCACTCTTTATGTCTACGTTAAGGCAGCAGATTTGCCAGGAACTACTATTGGTACGATTAACGTAGCATGGCAAGGAAGAGTTATTAAATTTTCAGGCGAAAGAGTATACGCAGATTGGGCGATAAATGTTTATGATTCAAATATTCCATCAAAAGATTTACGCGATGGATTTGAACGTTGGAGCGAAGCAATGAGTGGAAGAGACACCAATCAAATTGATTATAATTTGGTTGCTGACTGGACAGTTAAATATAGTGATGTTACTCCAAACAATACAAACACTCCAGCAAATACACAAAGTCCTAATAATTTTAACAAAAGAATCAAATTAAAGAATTGTTTCCCAGTAGATCTTGGACCTGTTACATTGAACTATGATTTAGCAGATTCATTCTCTGAGTTTACAGTTCAAATTGCTTATGATTTCTGGGTGCCAGAACACGATGTTGGCGGAGCTTCAACAAGTGGTGGGTCTTTAACTACAGCACCTACTACATAAAATAAGGAAATTGAATGACTTTACTTAATGATCTTTTTGGGTTTGCTTTTAATAAAAGAGCAACAGAATCTTCCGGTGCGTTGGGTGGACTGACAGGAGATGGTCCATCCAACGCATCATTTGTTGCTCCAGAAAACTATGATGGAACATCTGTTTTTGAAACAGGTGGTTTCATGTCATCTGTATATGATTTTGCTGGTTCATTTATTGATGAAAATGCTCTGACTCGTCAATATCGTTCAATGGCATTATATCCAGAGGTGGATATGGCAATTGAAGATATAGTAACACAGGCAATAGTATTTGATACACAAAATAGCGCAGTAAGACTTGGTTTAGATAATACTGATCTTTCAGATAATATTAAAGGTAAAGTTCAACAAGAATTTGACAAAATTGTTAAACTGCTAGATTTTTCAAATAAAGGATATGATATTTTTAGAAGATGGTATGTTGATGGTAAAGTTTATTATCAATGTATAATTGATACCGAACATCCAGAACGTGGTATACAAGAACTTCGTGGAATCGATCCTTTAAAAATAAAGAAGATTCGAAAAGTTCAAAAACAAATTAAAAAAGTAAATAATACATCAATTCCATTAGTTAAAAATATTGAAGAATATTATGTGTACACTGACTTTGAAGTTAGTAACACAATGTCAACAACACCACCAACTGGAGTTAAAATATCGCCAGATTCAATTTCATATTGCCATTCTGGATTTGTTGATCAAAATAGCAAAAGAGTGGTAGGTCATTTACACAAGGCAATACGACCATTAAATATGCTTCGTCAAACAGAAGATGCCATGGTTGTATATCGCATATCAAGAGCACCAGAACGAAGAATATTTTATGTTGATGTTGGAAATCTTCCAAAGCAAAAAGCAGAAGAATATATTAAAAACCTAATGAATCGATATCGTAATAAACTTACATATGATTCATCTACTGGTGAGATTAAAGATCAAAGAAACCATATGTCAATGTTAGAAGACTATTGGTTGCCTCGTAGAGAAGGTGGTCGCGGAACAGAAATCACTACACTTGCTGGTGGTCAAAATCTTGGTCAGATGGAAGATGTAGAGTATCTACTTCGTAAACTTTACAGAGCATTAAATGTTCCATTGACACGAATGGAAGTTCAAACCGGATTTAATCTTGGAAGAAGTTCTGAAATTACAAGAGATGAAGTTAAATTTTATAAATTTATTGAAAGACTTCAAAACAAATTCTCTAATTTGTTTTTAGATATTTTAAAGAAACAGTGCTTACTCAAAGGTGTCATGACTAGTGATGACTGGACAAGAACATTTCAAGATATAAAAATATCTTATAGCAAAGATTCATATTTTAATGATCTTAAAGAAAATGAAATTCTTGCGGAACGTATCAATATGTTAAATACTATTGGTCAATATAATGGTATATTTTTCTCTACAAAATATGTAAGAAAAAATATTTTAAAGCAAACCGACGAAGAAATTGCTAAGATGGATCAAGAAATAGAACAAGACCGTCAAAAGCAATTACAACAACAGATTCAAATGCAGCAGTTGGGATTAGTTGATCAAGAACAACAAAAATAATAAATAAATAAATTAGGAGAAATAATATGTCAAATTCAAAAGATATCTTTAAAGCATTGGTTTCTGAAGACTTAGTAAATGCTAAAAAATTAATTAATGAAGCACTTCTTGCTAAGTTAGGTGGTTCTCTAGAAGAAAAACTTGTAAATTTTGCCCCATCTGTATTCAACGAAGAAAAGGGTGAAAAGAAAGAATTAACACCAAATCAAGCAAGAATTGCTAAATTAGCAGGAGATAAAGAAAAGATTGATGCTGAAGATTTTAAAGTTCTTCGTTCTCGTAGGGGAAAGAAAAACGAATCTCTAGAAGAAAACGAAGAATTAGAAGCAATTGCTGAAGAATTTGAAGAAGAACTATTTTCTTTAGTTGAAGAAATTGAAGAAGAACTTGGTGAAGAATTATCAGAAGATGAAATAAAACAACTTGCTGATGATTTGATTGACGCTTTAAATGAAGGCCCTTCTTGGGAAGGTGGAAAACATTTGCCACCAAATGCTAAACCAAAAAAGACAGTAACACAAAGTACAAATGTAGAAAATGACCGGTCATCAACGTCATCAAATAATAACACAAGTTTAAATAGCATGAATACTGGTAAGGAATAAAAATGAAACTTATCACAGAAACAGTTGAAGACATTCAAACCCTAGTTGAATCCAACGAGTCGGGTGGTAAAACATATAAACTTCGTGGTGTCATGATGGAAAGCGACACACAGAATCGCAATGGTCGTATATACGAAAGTAAAATTTTAAAGAAAGAAACGCAAAGATATATTAATGAATATGTAAATAAAAATCGTGCTCTTGGAGAATTGAATCACCCATCTGGACCAACAGTTAATCTTGATCGTGTTTCTCATATGGTTACTAACTTAAAAGAAAATGGTAAACAAATTTTAGGAGAAGCAAAAATAATTGATACCCCAATGGGTAAAATAGTTAAAAATTTGATTGATGCTGGTGCTAAACTTGGTGTCTCTTCAAGAGGAATGGGAAGTCTCGAAAAACGAGGTGGTGTTAATTATGTTAAAGAAGATTTTACATTAGCAGCAATTGATATTGTTGCCGATCCTTCCGCACCAAATGCGTTTGTAGATGGAATCTTAGAAGGTAAAGAATGGATTTGGGATAATGGTCTTTTGGTAGAAACAGAGATTTCTAATTATGAGAGAACTATAAAAAGAATACCAAAAAGAAAATTAGAAGAAGACACTATTAAGTTATTTGCTAAATTTCTGAGAAGCATATGAATACCGATCAAATATTAACGGAACAAGTTAATCAGTATATACGAAATAGAATACCTCATATGATCGAAATGATCAAAGAGGTTGCTATTCCTCAAAATACATTTAAAAATAGGTTGGGACTACAAGCAAGAGAATTGTTATATAAAGGCAGAGAACTTGGTTATAAAGGATTAAATTACTTAGATAAACAAGGTGCTCAAGAAAGAGAATTTATTGGTTCTGTAATTGGTAAAAATACAAGAACATTAGCAGATGCTGAGTTAAAACGATCAGGATTAAAACCGGATGTGGTACGAGATATACTAAAGACTGCTCCAACTTCTATGCCAAGAAGACCCGGACGTAATGCTGGAAGACTCGCACATGATGATTATAGAGCACGAAGAGATGCCTTCCTAGATAGACAAGCACTAGAGGCAAGATTACAAACAGCACAAAGATTAAATCCTGCTTTACGAATGTATAGAGGTCAAGAGGAAAGAGATATTGGAAAAACCGCGGCAATGTTATCTAGAACCACAGCAAGATTAGATCCAAGTAATCCAGATAGTCCATTAGCAAGAGCAGCACAAATGGCAAAAAAAGCAGAACAATTAAGAAAAATAAGACTAGGAATTGCGAACAGACCATAATGTACATATTTATTGTCTAAATATTAAATATACTAAATAGTTTTTAGAAAAAGTGGAGAATTCACATGGCAGAAAATAACCCATACGCAGAGTACGCATCTACACAATTGTATCAAGACGCTTCGGGAAAGGGAGCAATGATTGGAACCACACCAGTAGCAGATCAAGGTACTGCTTCTGGCAATATATCTACAATCAGTGGTCCTGGAAAAACAAAAAAGAAAGGCAAAAAACAACAAGTTCAAGAAGAAGATGTTGATTATCTTGCCAGTCTTTTTGATGGAGAAGAACTCAGTGAGGACTTCAAATTCAAAGCAAAAACCATCTTTGAAGCAGCAATTAATGAACGTGTGTCTGTAATTGAAGCACATATTCTTGAAGCAGCAAAAGAACTTATTCAAGAACAAGCAGAAGCAGCAAAAGAAGTTATCACAGAATCAACAGCAAATACAGCAAATAATCTTGTTGAACATATTGACGGTTATTTGAACTATATCGTTGAAGAATGGATGACTGAAAATAAAGTTGCTGTTGAACGTGGTCTTCGTACCGAAATTGCTGAAAACTTTATTAATGGTCTTAAAGATCTATTTGAAAGTTCATTTATCGATGTGCCACAAGAAAAATATAATGTTCTTGACGACATCTATGAAGCAAACGAAGAACTTCAAACTAATCTTAACAAGATGATTAAAGAAAATATTGAACTTAAGAATGAAGTTACAGCACATCTTTGTGCTGAAGCATTTATGAAACAGGCATCTGGTCTTGCTGATACTGAAGTTGAAAAACTTGCCAAATTAGCAGAAGGTGTTGAATTTGAAAATGTTCAACAATATGAAAGAAAAGTTGCTCTACTTAAAGAATCATATTTTAATAGAGCAGCATCATCTAACAATAACGTAAGATCATACGGCAATTCATACACTCAAGTTCCATTAACTGAAGATGCTGGATCATATGTTGGATCATCAAATAATGATCCGATGATGGAAAGTATTGTTAACACGATCTCTCTCATGAATAAAAATAAACCAAAAATAGAGAGAGCAATTCCAGAAAACACACCAGCAGCAAAAGTAGCATCGTTAATCAATCCAGGTCTTGTTAAGGACAACGTAATTTAAATTTTAAAAATTAATAAATAAAAAGGAATATAGGAGAGAACAAATGTCATTAGATTTCAATCAAACTTCACCTTATGATAACTTATTAGAAAAGTGGTCCCCTGTTCTAGAACACGGTGATCTTCCATCAATTAATGATCTTCACAAAAGAAGAGTTACCGCTGTTCTTCTTGAAAATCAAGTAAGAGCAATGGCAGAAGAAAGAGCTTCCGGAAACCTCTTTGAAAATACAATTGGACCAATTAGTACTGGTGGTAATTTTGCCACAGGTCAAGTTGGTGCCGCAGGAAACTTTGCTGGTTATGATCCGGTTCTCATCTCACTCGTCCGCCGCGCGATGCCAAACGTCGTAGCATACGATATTGCTGGCGTTCAACCAATGAGTGCTCCAACAGGACTCATTTTTGCAATGCGCGCTCGTTACGGATCTGACACTGGTTACACAAGCGGTGCTCAAGAAGCACTCTTCGATGAACCATGGGCAAAATTATCTGGTGTTTGTGGTTCGTCCGGACCCGGTGGAGCAAATTATGCTGCCATTCTTTCAGGACACACACTTGGTATACTTAATGGTCTATTAGCAGCTGGTGATACTTATGCCACAAGACAAGATACATTCTCACAATTTAGAGCAATGTTAACAACAACCGCAGAATCCCTCGGTGCTGCACCAGCAACAACAGACTTCCGCGAAATGGCATTCAGCATTGAAAGAGTCGCAGTACAAGCACGATCACGCGCTCTCAAGGCAGAATACACCACAGAACTCGCCCAAGATCTTCGTGCTGTTCACGGTCTTGACGCAGAAGCAGAACTTGCTAATATTCTCTCGGTTGAAATTATGAATGAAATCAACCGCGAAATTCTTAGAGCAATGTATTATGTTGCTAAGACTGGTTGCCGTCAACGCGATCTCGCTGGTTACGGTACAGATACCACAAATGGTGGTGTATACGATCTTCTCAACGACTCAGACGGTCGTTGGTCAGCAGAACGCTTCCGTGGACTTATGTTCCAAATTGAACGTGAAGCAAACGTAATCGCCAAAGAAACTCGTAGAGGAAAGGGTAACTTCATCGTATGCTCTGCTGACGTTGCTTCAGCACTCGCAATGGGTGGATTCCTCAATCTCTCACCAGCACTCAATGTTGATATGCAAGTAGACGATACTGGTAATGTCTTCGCTGGTGTTCTCAATAATAAGTTTAAGGTTTACATTGATCCATTCGTTGCCAACAACGTCAACTTTGTTACTGTTGGTTACAAGGGAACATCACCATATGACGCAGGATTCTTCTATTGCCCATACGTTCCACTACAAATGGTCAGAGCAGTCGGTCAAGATACATTCCAACCAAAGATCGGATTCAAGACTCGTTACGGTCTAGTCGCAAATCCATTCGCTGGTGGAAGAACTTCAACATTCTCATCAAATGATGATGGATTAGAATCAAGCACAAATGCTTACTACCGCCTCTTCGCAGTCAAGAATCTCCACGGATTAAATGCTGGTGGTACAGTCTGATAAAATCTGACTGAGAGTAGAAACCGAGAACCCACGGGGAAACCCGTGGGTTTTCTTTTATAAATACTAATATGCCAAACAACAGTCAACAGATAATTAAAGATGTTGTACCTGATGATATTCTAAAAGAATTGCCTGGTGATTTTCTATTTGAAAATCCATATCAACCAGTATCACACAATCAGTTAACAACTAATAAATTTAGATTTATAATGACTCGTTGCCCCACAATAACATATTTTTGTCAAAGAGCAAACATACCTTCATTGAGTTTTGGAACTACAGTACAATCAAATCCAACGGGTATACCAATGCGTAGACCAGGAACATCATATGTTTATGAAGATTTACAGATAGGATTTGTAGTTGATGAAAACATGAAGAACTGGTTAGAGATACACAATTGGATTAAAGATATTGGTTATTCTTATACTGGTTATAGTGAAGCACTAAAAGAAAAACAAAAAACAGCATCAGCATATCTTTTAGTTTTAAACAGTAATTATAGACCAATTCTGGCAGTAAAATACAAAAATGTATATCCTACATTTGTAAGTAGCGTAGATTTTGATTCGTCACAAGTTGATACAGATCCTATAATTGCCACTGCTACATTTTCATATACACATTACGAAATAGAAAACTTTACAGTAAACCCATAAACTAATAAATTTTATATTATGAACATTGATCAAATTAAAGCACAAGCGGAAATTGACACGGTAATTGATACAAATCATCTTGATGACGAAGCATCAAGAATTCCACAAATACACAACAAATATTTGTGTATATTGATGGATGAAAAACTAGTTTTAGAATCACTTGAGTCTAAACTAAAAGTTCTTCGAAGAGATAAGTGGTTGTATTATTCGGGTAAATTATCTCAAGAAGAATTAAAACAAAAAGGTTGGCAACCATTTGACCTTAACATTCTTAAACAAGATATTGATCGGTTTATCGATAGTGATGTTGATATTATCAATCTTGGAAATAAAGTCTTTCTACAAAAAGAAAAAGTAAATTATGTTGAGTCTGTAACTAAAATAATTTCAAATAAGATTTGGAATATTCGATCATCTATTGAATGGATTAAATTCTCACAGGGTCTATGATACACATTAAACCCATCGATTCTGTTTATATTCAAATTGAATGTGAAAAAAGTGTGGCAAAGGAATTGTCTTCATTTTTCACATTTACAGTTCCAAATTCACAATATAATCCAGCATTTCGAAAGAAACGATGGGATGGTAAAATTCGTTTATTTAACATTCTTACAAATAAAATATACGCTGGACTTCTTCCTTATGTTTTTAAATTTGCCGAAGAACGTGGATATAAAGTATCATATGAAAATTCATTAATAAAAGATACAGAACCCCTAGAATTTCCTAGAGTTTACTCTGGAGGTCAACAGATCACATCACACGACTACCAGATCGAAGCAGTAAAGCACGCCATATCAAATCGTAGAGCATTGCTAATATCACCGACTGGTAGTGGTAAGAGTTTGATCATATACTTTATAATGTTAGAATTGTTACAAAGAATCAATAAAAAAATATTGATTGTTGTACCAACAACTGGTCTTGTTTCTCAACTAAACTCTGACTTTCAAGACTATGCCAATACAAAAAAGATATCAGATCACATTCATCTTGTTTATGGTGGTCAAGAAAAACAAACAGACAAACGAGTAATAATATCGACATGGCAAAGTCTTTACACACAAAACGAAGAGTATTTCAAACAGTTTGATGCGATTATTGGCGATGAGTCTCATTTATTTAAAGCAAAGTCATTAGTCAAAATAATGACAAAGTTAAAAGACTGTGAATACCGTATAGGAACTACAGGAACACTTGACGGAACACAGGTTCATAAACTAGTACTTGAGGGATTATTTGGATCTGTATTTCAAGTTACTTCAACAAAAGAATTAATTGATAAAGATGTATTAGCACAACTAGACATTAATTGTTTGATATTAAAATACCCAGAGAATGCTATAAAAGAAATAAAAAGAGCAAAATATCAACAAGAAATAGAATGGTTAGTATTAAATGAAAAAAGAAATAAATTTATTAAAAATCTAGCAAACAGCATTTCCGGTAATGTTCTTGTTTTGTTTAATTATGTTGATAAGCATGGTGTACCTTTATATCAAGATATTATGAAAGATAAGAAAAAAGAAACATTTCTTATCTGTGGAAAGACAGAAATTGAAGATAGAGAACAAATAAGAAAAATTGTAGATAAACATAATAATAGTGTGTTAGTAGCATCATATGGCACATGTAGTACTGGTATTAATATTAAGAATATACATGCGATCATATTTGCTTCGCCATCTAAATCTGTAGTTCGTGTTTTACAATCAATTGGTAGAGGATTGAGAAAATCTGATACTAAGAATAAAGTAACTATATTTGATTTGGGTGACGATTTGAGTTGGGGCAAATATCGCAATCATGCTCTACGTCATATGGATGAGAGAACAACCATATATACTAATGAAGAGTTTCAGTTCAAGAAGACAAAAATCAAGTTAGGAGATTGATGTATGAATTTAACAATTCTTAAACTTCGAAGTGGTGAAGAAATCGCATGTCAAATTCTTGAAGAAAATGAACTAGATGTTAAAATTTTTCAACCAATGATATTTAAGAGTATTTCAAGTATTGACACTATTGGAAGACCGTATGATATAACAACGCTACAAGATTGGTTAATAAATAGTGATAAAAAAAATGTGACTATACCAATCAATCATATAGCATTTCGTTCAGATCCAAACGAAGAAACCATAAAACTATATGAAAATGAACAATATCAATTTAATAAAGAAGAAGCAAAAAAATTAGTTCAAACAGATGAAGATGTCAAAACAGACATGACACAGTTTGCTAACTTTTTGGAAGATTTAATTAATTCTTCTGATTTATTAAGTAATTCTACACCAAAATCTGGATCCAGAAAAAAATCAAAGAAATCAAAGAATAAAATTAAAAAAGAAGAACCATTGCCGATGGATATGGAAGACGAAAGTGAATTAGATCGTCATATGATTATGATGCAGATGTATATTCCAGCAGAAGCAATTATGAATTTAATTACTTCTGGTATCATTAAACCAGAGACACTTCTTGACATGATTGATGAAGTCAAGAAAAGAAATAAATTTACTGGTGACGAAAAGAAACGTGAAGATTTTGGATCTAAGTTTACAGATTGGAATCCGGATCCAAAATCAGATGACTATAACTAATAGTTAGCTACTAGATAGATTTCTTCTTTATTCCCACACAGAAATTATACAGATGAGTAACGATTCTTGTCAAGCTCTCTTATTAGTTTTTTTATAAATTTATTAAAAAGGTTGAAAACAACTTTGGATATGCTATACTTCTCCTCTGAAGAGGATCACTATGAAAAAAGAAGATGAAAAAGAAATAGAGAAAGAAGTTAAAAGTTTAAGACATTACATTAATAATGAAAAATTTTGTAAGTCTATGGTTGAGTGGAAAAAGTTAGTATTTGAAGCGGAAGAATGTGGTGAGGAAAGACCACCCGTAACCGATTACATAGCAGAATCTTTTTTAAAGATTGCCGAACATCTTTCCCATAGACCTAATTTTATCAATTACCCATTCCGGGAAGATATGATCGGGGATGGTGTGGAGAATTGTATTCTTTACGCTCACAACTTTGATCCAAAAAAATCATCAAACCCATTTTCATATTTTACTCAAATCATATATTATGCTTTTTTAAGACGAATAGAAAAAGAAAAAAAGCAATCATTTATAAAATATAAATGTCTTCAAATGAAAGATTTAGATGGAAAAATTATAAACTGGATGAAGGGTGATCCAGATGTAGGTAGTTATTCTGATTTTTTACAAAAACATTTCTCATTATCCGAAAACGATATAGAAAAATTAGAACCAAAAAAGAAAAAAAAGAATAAAAGGAAAAAGAAGTGAAACTTGCTTTTATATCGGATACCCATTTTGGGTGTCGAAATGATTCGCCTTTCTTTCTAGAAAACGCATTATCATTTTTTGAAAAACAATTTATACCATATTTAATTACAAATAACATCAAGCATGTAATACATCTTGGTGATTTTTTCGATAGAAGAAAATATATTAACTTCAATACATTATCTCAAGTTAGAAAAAATGTAATTGAAATGTTTGAAAGTTTAGGAATAACTGTCCACATCACTATAGGAAATCATGATACTTATTATAAGAACACCAATTTTTTAAATTCATTAAAAGAAATATTGGGTGAAAAATATAATCATATAAAAATATATGAAAATCCAACTGTATTAACATTTGATGACTTTTGTTTTGGTCTTATTCCTTGGGTTACTAAAGAAAA